ATTTCTTCCATAATTAGAGCATGCCCTGGCTCCTACCATTGCCACGGTAGGAATATTGTCATCTGGAAGCTTTCCTTTGTAAAACAAGAAATACGGTCTATGAGCATACGGCTTCAATCTTCCCGGATAATTTTCATCTGCCACAGACGCAAATTTTATTCCTTTTTTCTCCAAATCCTCAGAAAACTTTTCAGGGCAGAATTTATTAATATGGTAAATAAATTTTTCTGCCTCTTCTTTATTCAATCCGCCGTGTTCTGTTAATTTATTTGCGGATACCTTCAGTACGTTTTCTATATTTCCAAAAGTATGAATAAGCCTTTGTATTTTAGAAAAATGCATTCCGGGTGCCACCGAAATACATTCCCACATTTCTCTTTCTTTCATCCCATCCCTCTGACGGAAACGGTCTTATAGCTGACCGCTTCCGCAATATCTCCATAATCTATTTTTTCATGTTCCTTTAAATCAGCAATCGTTCTTGCCGTTTTTAATATTTTTTCATAGGAACGCACACTCAGTTCCATCTTTTCATAAACCTGTTTCAAAACTTCTGTTTCTTCTTTTCCTAAAAAACAATATTTTCTGATTTTTTCTCCGTCTAACTGACTATTAAAGCAAATTTTTTCATGTTTATATCGTTCCCTCTGAACTTCTACCGCCCTATCTACTCTTTGCTTTATATTCGCAGAACTTTCTGATTCTTTTTCCTTTGCCAAATCAAAAAAAGGTATATCATTCATATGCACACACAAATCAATTCTGTCCAATATTGGTCCACTGATTTTTTCCATATATTTATTTACATCACGTTCTGTACAACTGCATTTATTTCTATCAGGATAATATCCGCACCGACACGGATTGGTCTGTACATTCAAGTCGATACAATTTAACAATTATTGCCCCAAAATAGGCAAAAAGGGTTCAAATGAACCCCTTATTGTCTTTGTTTCTTCTATATTAAAATATACAGCACTTATCCCTCTGTAACACTCACAAAGCTGAATGTTTTTATAACCAAATGTTCTTCCTTTTGAATATCTTTTGGTGCAAAATCTACCAACCTCGTTTCATATTCTTTTGTTATGCAGAACACAACCGTCTCTCCATCAGCCAATGTGACTGTCAAAAAATACCATTTAAATTCTTCTTCTGTAATCTTGCTTGTCGCCTTTAAAAAATATAATCGATGTGTTTTTCTCCCTTTTGTGTTTCTCTCTGGCAAATGAACTCTTATACAGCGTATTGTCCCAACTTTAAATTCATAAGCCTCATACTCTTTGTAGTTCACTTCTTCCTCAATACCATCATCATCATAAATCATTTCATACATTTTAGGAATCAAATCATATTCCATAATCTGATTTAAAAATATGTCTGACTCTTCATATTCATAATATGTTCGTGGAAAAAGACTATATTCCATTTCGTAATTAGTGTAGTCTATTTTTTCAAATTTCATGTATTATTGCACCTCCTTGTATTCGTAGCATACATATTACCATTGTGGTAACATATATCAACTTGATATTGAGGCATATATTTCACAAAAAACAAGCACAAAATTGTGCTTATTTTATAACATTTGAAGACTCTCTAGACTAATTTCTAAAGTGTTCATTACCGTATTTCTATTCAACTTCTATCTCTATTCCATCCTTAAAGGTTATTACTGCTCTGGTCTTTGAATAGATTATCATTTTGTCTACAAGCTCAAACCATAACACTTCGTCAAACTCGGTTATGATTTCTTGTGTTTGCTCCACCGTTTCAAGGATTCCTGCAATCTTAGAATACTTATATTCACAGTTTTTTATTGCTTCAAGCATTTCTTCTCTCTTACTTTTTGCATTTTCATATTCGATGGTCAGTTTATCATATTTCTTCTCATACTCTGCAACATCCATCACCCCCGCCCAGCTTGCCAATCTTTTCATTTGTTCATAAATGATATTCATATGAATTTCATGTTCTTCTCTTTGTTTTTCAAGTTCTGCCGTATTACAAGTTATTATTAGTATTTCTTCCAGATTTTGGATGATTTCTTTTTTGTCTGTAAGATATTTATTTACTCCCTGCACAAACCACGCCTTTACTTTTTCGTCCGTAACAAAAGGCGTAAAACATTTATGGCCGTTCTTATATTTTTGAGTACACCTTTGTCCTACTTTTTTATATTTACTGTTTGCATGGGTTACAACTCTTCCATATGTACATCCACAATCTCCGCATCTCAACTTACTCGAAAAAATATTATTGGATAAGTATCTGTGTTTGTAATTGCTTCTTTTTTCTATTTCTTCCTGAACCCGGTTAAATTCATCAGCAGATATAATAGGTTCGTGGTGTTTCTCAACATAATATTGTTTTAGTTCGCCATTATTTTTTCTCTGTTTCTTTGTAAGAAAATCTTCAGTATATGTCTTTTGAAGAAGTGCATCACCTTTATATTTTTCATTGCTTAAAATATGTTGAATTGTTGACACCCACCATTTTTCTTTTCCACCAGGAGTCGGTATTTTCATCTCCGTCAGTTTTTTTGCTATTGCTGTAGGTGACTGTCCAAGCATGTACCATTTGTAAATCATTCTTACCACTTTTGCCTGTTCTTCATTAATAATAAACTCTCCATTAGGCCCTTTGTCATAGCCTAGGAATGTGCTAAATGATACACTTACCCTTCCATCAGCCATCGCCTTTCTCTTTCCCCATGCAACGTTTTCTGAAATTGACCTTGATTCTTCCTGTGCTAAAGAACTCATGATGGTTATAAGAAGTTCCCCTTTTGAATCCAATGTCCAGATATTTTCTTTCTCGAAATAAATCTCTACACCTTTTTCTTTCAATTTTCTGACTGTCTGCAATGAATCAACTGTGTTTCTCGCAAATCGGCTTACTGATTTTGTTACAATCAAATCAATTTTGCCATCCAAAGCATCTCTTATCATATCATTAAATCCTTGTCTTCGTTTAGTGCTTGTACCCGATATCCCCTCATCTGCGTACATTCCGACAAACTCCCAATCACTATGTGATTTTATGTAATTAGTATAGTAATCTAGCTGTGCATCATAACTGGTTGCCTGCTCTTCCGAATCGGTAGAAACTCTTCCGTACCCACAAACTTTTCTTTTTTCTGCTCTTACTATCGGGGCAGAATTGAATCTGTTAAGTGTGGCAGGTATCTCCGTTACTCTCTTTCCCATACCCTTCTTTCTCCATTCTTAAAATTTATTTCAATGTAGTCTTCATATGCTACAGCATTTTCTATATGCTGTAAAAAGTATGAATCCACATCTTTTTCTTCTGTCATCTCAATAAGTGCCTTTCTAAACTCACCATCATAAACTCGTTTTAACTTACAACCACGGCAGTTCCATATCTTTGTTTTAACTTTCTTTCCCTTTTTTCCGATATTCCATGTATCACTTTTCAGATTTTTGCCACAACACCCACATTTTATTTTTCCTGAAAACGCCCCGTATCCCTTTTTGTATGCTCTTATTACCTGCCTTGTTTTTCCCTTATTGGGCTTAAAATAAATACTATCAAGCCCTATCGTTACAAGCGAAACATTATCTTTGAGATAATTTTCATCAAACTCATTAAGTTTAAAAGCCTTACAAAAATCTGCTTTTAATTCTTCTTCATAAATAGGTTTGCTACAACATACTGCTTTTCCCTTTCGCTCCCTAGTGTTACATACTAACTTAATTCCATACTTTGTACGTCTTCTGCTAATGGAACAGCCACAGACTTCACACTTTAGCATTTCTGAAAAAGGTCCATATTGTGGAGTTTTGTTCATTCTGGCATCTGCTCTTTGCTCCCTGATGATTTGTACCTTTTCGTATTCATCCTGCGTTATAATCGGTTCAAACATTTCTTCCACAGCATACCTTGTAAGCTCACCTTTATTTTCTCTTCGCTTATGTTCTTCAGTAGTAAAACTCTTTTGAAGAATCATTGTTCCGGTATATGCGAAACTTGATAAAATATACTTGACCGTTGACTCAACTAATTTCATTTCTTTTGCAATTTTGTAAGCAGACTCTCCAGATAAATACCTTTCATAAATCTCTCTTACAATTTTCCCCTGTTCAGGAACAATTCTAAAGATTTCTCCATCCCATATGTAACCTAACGGTGCTTTATGTCCGTTTGGTATTCCCTCTTCAAACTTCTTCTTAATTCGCCAGGTAATGTTTTGTGAAATGGATCTTGATTCTTCCTGTGCAAATGAAGCAAGAAGCGTCAGCATAAGTTCTCCCTCATCTGACATGGAATGTATTTTTTCCCTTTCAAAATAAACATCAATTCCAAGTTCTTTAAGATGTCTGGTTACTTTCAAAGTAGTAACCGTATCTCTTGCAAATCGGCTAATGGACTTAACCAGAACCAAATCAATAAGTCCATTTTCGCAGTCACTAATAAGTCTGTTAAATTCATCTCTTTTCTTTGTGCTTGTTCCGGTAATACCCTCGTCTGCATAAACACCTGCAAATTCCCATTCTGGATCGTTTTTTATAAGCGAGCTGTAATAACTTACCTGTGCTGATAATGAATGCAGTAACTGGTCTGTAACAAGTGATACTCTGGCATAAGCAGCCACTCTTTTTCTTTTTAAAATAAGAGGCTTTATTGGGCTTATTTCACTTACTTTTGGCATATTATCCCTCCTTGTCAGTATCACATATTCCCTCTGTCTGACACTTTATTCAAGTAAATTTCAGCTGATAATGTACCAATCTTTGGCTCGTACTTTTGTGTAAATTTTGTATTGATTTTGACGCAGTCCTCTTCATCAATAATGTCATATTCCAAGAGTTTTCTTGCCATACTCATTGTTACAATGTATTTGGTTTCATTCGTCATCATATCTTCCACCTCCAAACCGGTCCAAAATATAACAATTAAAAGTACAATATTTTCTTGGCTTACTACCATAGACTGTAAATACCTTCCCACAGCCGGCACATACAATCTCGTGATTTGCTTTACGGTTTACCTGGTCAAGATGGTTATTCCACCACTTATTTCTGCATTTATCACAGCAAAATTTCTTTATTTTACGACCTTTATTCTGTTTCACTTCTTTGCCACAATTAAGACATTTCAGAACCGTTTCCTCCTCCTTTGCCCTTACTCCGCCAAGCCCGTGTCTTCTGCAGTATGTTTTTATTGTGTTTTCATTGATATTTAATTCTTTGGCAATAAGCCTGTAACTAACCCCTTTTGCCCTTAAAACTTCTATATTTGCTCTCTGTACATCGTTCATGCCATACCTCCGAATTTTATTGAAAATAATTTCTTCTATATTTCGGATAAATGACAACCCTAGTAAAATGGGCAAAAAAATAAAGCCTACGAGGCCTTTACGCTCATAGACTTTATCTTATTCTGTTATCTTTCTTTAAATTGTTTACACTCTTTTACTTCATCAGGATCTTCATAGGTCTTATACCATTCACTATACCCACTCTTTTCTGTCGGATCTGCATATTGGCATTTTTTACATTTTCCCCAATTTTCGTATCCCATAACAATTCCTCCTTTGCGTTACATATTTAAATATATTCCCTGCAATCTATAACAATCTTATATTACACTCCAACAAAAACATCTTATAACCCTTATTTATAAGGCTCTTTCATTAATTCTACTACTATATCACTTATTCTTTGATCTTTATATTCATCATATGCCCCTTGATATACAAAATCACAAGCTGTGTCCCTGATTTCATTGGAAATTAGTAAATGTGTTGATATTCTACTACTTAAATCTTTATCATTACGCTTACCTATATGTAATGACCTTACATAGCTTAATAAACAATCTGCCGCATCTCCCAAATCTTCATAATAACTTTTGAAATCGCGCCTGCCATTTTTATCATACTTTCCATTTTTACAATCTTGTGTAATTCTTTGTGTATCTTTTTTAAATTTATCGCAATATTTTATGGCTTCATTACTTCTATCTTGGTTTATCTTTTTTTGCTTTCTTCTTTCATCTATACAACTCCAGCACCACAATAGAATAAAAACCAATATAAAAATCACTATTATCTCTGATATATGTATAGTTCCAAACACATCCTCTATCATATGTATCCTCCGTTATCAATGTTTTTATTTATTACTATCTTGTAAAGATAGTAATAATGTGATATGCGTAGTATATCACGGCATTTTTGCAAAAAAATAAAGCCTATAAGCCACTTTATTTCAAAGTAACTTATAGGCTTTATGACTTACACTTCCTTTGCGTAATCTAAACTAATCCAACCTGCTCCTGACTTAAGTTTACCCCAGCCTTTTTTAGCACCTGTACCAGATTTCCTCTCCGTGATGGTAAATGTACCAACTCCTGTATATTTACCAGTCTTGGCAAAGTTTGTTCCGGGACCTTTTCTGATACAAAGATTCTTAATCGATACTTTAACCTTAAAATCTGTAGTGCTATTTACAGTTGTCTTTTCCGTTTTTGTATATGCATTATTTTCAGATGCCTTTGTGGTGTTACCCATCTTTACTTTTACATCTTTTCTAAACTGCTCCATTGTAAGACCATATTTATTCCAGATATGCTCGACATCTCCGTGATTACTTGCAATACCAAGGCTATGTCCCTCTCTGTGTGAAATGATTACATTTTTACCTGTAGGATTTAGCTTATACTCCTTGCACAGTTTTGCAAATAGTTCAACGGCAACTTCATATGTTGCGAGAACGTGTTTATTCGTGCTCTTACCGTCTTTTGTTTCCACAAAAGATGAACCACCTACATATTTAATTGTAGACGGTTCAGTCATTTCAACACCAATATATGAATCGTTAGCAGTTCCTCCTGCATGCCATCCTCTTCTCTTCCACGGGAGCAACTGATATACATTACCATCCGGCTCTATAATAGCATGCACAAGAGCTGTTGCTCCAGACTTATTCCAATTGCTGATAAAGGGAGCTGCCTTTGGCTGTGGGCACCCCACAGAGTGGATCATAAGTCCCTTTACCGTAATTGTTTTTCCTGCCTTATAACAATCTGATTTTGTACAGTAACTTTTAATTATCTTCATTGTCTTCTTCCTCCTTTAACTGTTCTAATACATCTCTTAATTTCTCCGGCACGGGAAGTCCCAATTTTGTTACATTTTCAAGAATACTTATCCCCTCATTTGATAAATAGAAAAATATAACTGCAAGCCTTACAACACTTCCCTCTTGAATGATATTTGCATCAATTATCGAAGCTACTGCAACAAGACAGAATATCGCTATCTTCTTTGCAATCCCCTGAAAACCAACCTCACTCGATAGTTTCTGCTCAACTATGGCAACCATGATTCCCGTAATATAATCAATGACTACAAAAGCTACAAGTGCCATAATAAAACCATCAAGTCCTCCAAGAACTGCTCCGAGTGCTCCTCCAAGTGCTGCCCATGCCATCTGCATCGTGTGTACCATTTCTTTCATTTTCTCTTCTCCTTTCGCAAAAAAATAACAGCTCTAGGCTGTTCTCTTCCACATATAACAGGTAATATAGGGCTGAATATTGTTGTGTGCCTGACCGTTTCCGACCGAACCTGTATATCCTGTATTTCCATCCGTCATTCCACTAAATTCATGACTATGAGTTGCATCAACTGTGATCGTGTCATACCCTTCTTTAGTAGTAGCTGACGCAGGATTTGTGGCTGTTCCACTTCTATTAAACACACCGCTCGTCTTGAGATAATCTGTGGCTTTTGATACAATGCCCTCTATCTTTCCACTTATGGATGTTTCCACGGTTGTCCCACTAAATCTATGGGTATGATTGCTAAGGTAATGCGTGTGTTGTGGAAGTTCTGACGTGGATAAAATATGCTGTTTTTCCCCTCCTATCTTTTCAACATCCTTAAATTCTTCCTCACTGTCACTTACCCCTACCACAACTCTTCCCTCTCCCCATCTTATCCATGTACCGCCAAACAACGTACCTGGATTTGCATTGCTTGTTGACATATAAATACTTCCAACCGGATAGATTGTACTAAAATTAAGTTTTTTATAGGTTTCATTCAGTTTGCTAATCATATCGTTTGCATTCTGCATTACGGTTGCATATTCCTTAACTCTGTTATTTTCTTCCGTAACCCTTTTTGTTTCAGCACTCTTTCTACCTTCCTCTGCATTTCCATACTCTTCTACCTGATTATTGACTGCCACTAATCCGTCATGAATACTCTGTCTTACATCTTTTCCATATACTGCCTCAAGTATTTTGTTCAACAGCTGCGTTATATCCGCCATTTTCTTCCTCCTTTGTAATCTCTGCCACATATTCCCTCGATTTCAAATCCCTGATATCTGCAAGAATTCCCGATACAATAAAATCCAGAAGATAGGATGGAATTCCTCTTTCCTTCTGGATTTTTATTATCTCTCTTGTTATTTCATCTTTGGTTTCATCTAATATTACACCTAATGGCATAACTTTTTCATTATTCATTTTTTTCAATCCTTTCACTTAATTGATTAATTTTTTCTGATACATTATGAACCTGATTTAATATTTCAAGCATTAAGCTGATTGTTTCATTTTTCTCTGTTTCTGTTTTTATTTCTTCTCGTGCCTGATATTTTGGTGCATTGCCTGTGCTTACAATTAATTCCTCCATGTCCCTAATCGCTCCTTACCAATATCCTATGACTATACCGTTTTTAACTCTTATTTTTGTTGTTTCCTTTGATAGCTTTCCATCGCTTAAACTTACACTCGATACAATAGGAATTGCCCCTGAATATGCCTCATATCCGTCTGCTGAAATATTTCCTATTTCAAAATCATTTAATTTGTACCACTCACCATATACATCACATCCCACATGAAGTCCTGCTTTTGTATAAATACTGTTTGCATGACTGTAGCAGAGTATTGCCGTATATGAGGTATCATTTTGCTTTTCCTTATATGCCCATGCCATGTATTTACCCTGATACTCAAGGTCAAATACCAGTCCTTTATGGCTTTCATTATCTGCCCACTGTGCCGTTCCTATTGCACCAACATAATAATTATCCCTGTAAAAATGATTTCCGGTATAATTAAACTTTGATACTAACTTATCCTGCGTATTATATATCTGCAGTTCTCCGTCTTTTAACTTGACGTAGTTACTGATGCCGTTCCATGCCGTCTGCAGTTCGGAAGCTATAAGTGACTGTGCATATATGCTGTTTGCAGCGATATATCTTCCGTTTATATGACCATCCATTGTGATTGCAGTACCGTAACTTCCATTGTATCCGGTTGAAGAATATCCCAGTCCGTTTAAGTTCCATCTCCACACTTTTGTTGCCGTCTGAATATCGTTTGTATTCATGATAAGAATTTCATTCGGTCTTGTTACCACATATCCTGTTGTGGCAGACTTTATCAGTTCCGATGCATTCTCAATTGCCATTTTTATGATATCCGACTGTGCCGGCAGACTTTTTACCGTCTTTTTAATATTCTCATTTGCCTGCGCGCTTCTCTCTGTAAAAGAAACTTTTGTGTCAGTTCCAAGTTTTACGGTATTGCTTTCAGGTTTTTGCAAATCAATGCTTAACTGCGTTACCATAAAAAATCTGTCCAGACCATGTGGTTTTGAAACAACCCTTATGTCATCTCCAAGTTTTATTCTGCTGATATCCACATCAATAACACTTAAATCTATGGCACTTGCCTCAAGTGTCAGATTTTCATACTGTGCATTGTTTAAATATTCCCTGCCCTTTGTTACAAGATTTTCAGGAACAGTCACATCATCAAAATTTACAACCTTTGTTACGACTCCATACTGTTTTATGAGTCCTGTATTTTCTATATAAGGAATACCACCGTTAACAGCTTCAATGTTTGTATAAGCATCAAGTCCTTCTATGTCACTTTCCTCAAGTCTTGCTCCAAGTGGTATGACTCTTGTCGCTATATCCGTAACCGATATGTTCTGTGAAAAATCAAGAAGATTCTGTCCGAATTCTATGATTTGGTCATTTGTGGTGTCATAGCTTTCAAGGTAATCAATATACCGTTTCCCCTGTACATGTCTTATTTTTATATGGCCGCCCAGCTTGTTAATCAGTTTTTCATTAATAACCGTAAGAGTATCCTCCCAGTTTGTATATCTATAGATTTCATCATTGGAATCTTCTACGGTAACAGCTCCCACATAAAACATCTTTGAGCTATCCTTATCTTTTATCTGATTATTGTGATTTGTGATAATTTCCTGCAGGAATGCCCTGATACTGTAGTGATGAAACGCCTTTGGCGGCTGATAGGTATCAAGAAGACATGCAAGCTCTCCTTCACACGATATGTTTTTTATATTATAGAAATCCTTTTCTTCTCCTATAATCCTGCCATAAAAAATGTCATCGCCATCTTCTTCCACTCTTATTTCAGAAGTCATTCTTTTCATTTTGTCATAATAGGGATTCCCCTCATCAATGCAAAAAGAAAAGGAACCTGACTTTGAGTCTGCAAGTTCCAATTTTGTATTATATACTTTAAGTTGAGTGTCGCCCGGTCTGTAAATTAAGTTATTATCAAGATATACTTTATACACTACAAACTGCCTCCTCTGTAATTAATGCTTACCGTGTATGTTCCCGTAAAGTAAAGATCAACTCCCTCTTCTCCTATTAAAACATCAGGAAATCTGTTCTCTCCCTCCTTAAGGCTATAGGCTTTCCCGTTACATGCGACAAAATTTGCACTCCCGGTCACGTTTGATACAATGCATTTTAATGTAACAGGCATTGCACTTCCTTCAATAAATTTTTGAACTGTATTACCTGCTACTTTGATATCCTTGTAACTGTCTCTTATGACTCCCGTTTCAAAGTTAAAGCTATCCCATTCCCAATCCTCAAGTGAAGAAAATCTGTCATACTTATACGGATCACAGTCTATTTCCATCAAGCAGGTACAAATCTTTGTACTTCTGTCTGTATCTTTTACTTTTGCTCTTCCTTCAAAGTAATAGTCGGGCTCGCTATCTAATATGACTTTTACCTTTCTTCCGTGAAATATGTTGCTTATCTTCCTTACAAGAATCGGCCATTTTACTCTGTCTGTCTTTGTTCCAAGTTCAAATTTAAGTTCCCTTCTCTCATATGGAACATATCCTGTTATGCTCTCCGTTAAATCAATTCTTTTATTGGAGCCCGGAACAGTAACATAGTTAGTCATTACTTCTGCCTCTCCAACTACATCATTGTTGCCTGTCACAAGCCCCAAATCCTTAAAGGTATGGATGCCGTTTATATAAGCACCAAATCCTTCATCTTTTAACTTCATTACTTCATTCCTCTTTCTGCCTTAAACCATTCTCTTCCTAGTGTCCTGTCAATGCCTCCTGCCAGTTCTCCGACAAGCACACCTTTATTCATGTAAATCGGATGTCCGTGACCTGCTATCTTTTCTGATATCCCATTAATTATCATTTCTGCCATAGTAAACAGCTCTGTATTCTGTGTATTCTTTCCTGTCATAACAGATCTGTTTACACTTACATCTCCCAAAGACATATCAGATGCAAGTTTTGAAACCGCACCCGTTACCACTTTCTTGCTTTTATTAATACCGTCAGCCAGCCCTGTCATGAAATCAGGCATCCATGACTCATAATCGGTAAGCGGTCCTTCATCAGGAACGGAAAAGTGTAAAAAGCTCTTAATTTTATCAGCCACTCCTTCAACTGCAGCTTTTACTTTCCCTATGCAACTCTTTATTCCCTTAACAATACCATCTATAATATCTTTCCCCCACTGCAGGGCTTTCTTTGGAAGTCCTGTAATATATGTTACTGCCTTTTCAAAACCGCCCTTAATGGATGTAAATATATTTCCCATAGTATTTTTTATTCCTGTCCATATGTTACTAAAGACATTTCCCACAGTAGTTTTTATTGTATTAATAACAGTACTGATTGTGGTCTTTATCGTATTCCATACGGTGCTGATTGTGGTTTTTATTCCGTTTACTACTGTCGTAATAGTAGTCTTTATTCCATTCCAGACGGTTGTGATTACGGTCTTAATTGCATTTACCACCGTTGTAATGGTTGTTTTTATTCCCTTCCATACCGTACTTATTACGGTCTTTATTGCATTTATGACCGTTGTTACTGCTGTTTTTATTGCATTCCATACAGTTGTAATAACGGTCCTTATTGCATTTAGAACTGTAGTAATAATCGTCTTATAAAGCAAAAACTTCGTCTTTATAAACGTATATATAACATTTATTACCGTAGTAAATATAAATTTTATGCCATTCCATATCCCTGAAAAGAATGATTTTATTCCATTCCACACAGTTGATATGGTTGTTGAAATTACTGTCCAAATGGTAGTAAAAGCATTACTTATTGCATTCCATACAGTTTCAAATGTTGTCTTGATAGCGTTCCATACATTTACCGCAATCTCTTTGATTTTGTTCCAGAGATTTATCCAAAACTCCCTGAAATCATCACAATTATTCCAAAGATAAATAAAAGCAGCTACGAGTGCCGTAACTGCCGCTATGATTAAGAATATTGGATTTGCAAGCATTGTCGTGTTAAGAAACGCAAACGCTGTCCTTACCGCAGTTATAACCTGTGGTATTTTTGATACAACGGTTATTACTGTTCCCACGGTACTTATCACTTTTCCTATAATAACAAGCACCGGACCTATAGCAGCTACTATCATTCCAATTTTTACTATCATCTTCTGGGTTTCCGGGCTTAACCCCTTAAACCATCCCGTAAGACCTTTTATTTTTTCTGACAGCGAACTTAACATAGGCCCCAGCACTTCTGATATTGCAGAACCAAGACTTCCCATTGCAAGTTTTACATTGTTCATTGCAGTTTTAAAGTTATCAATACCATCCTTTGTACCGCTATAGGTATTGTCAACGGTATCCCCATACTGCTTCATGGAGCCCTTTAAATCATCAAGTGATATTCTTCCCTCTCTTATTGCAGCGGTCATTTCTGCCGCACCTTTTGTTCCAAATATCTCGGATGCAATGCTTAATGCCTCCGTTTCCGTTTTTGCCCCTTTAATCGACTTCATTGTTTCTTTCAGTCCTGCATCCATTGACTTACCATCTTTAGCAAAGTTTACGGATGCTTTTCTCAATCCTGCTACTGCAATATCTGCATTAACACCATTTTGTTCAAACTTTGCAAGAAGATTAATAGACTGTGTAAGATTAAGACCCATGTTCTTAAATGTCGCACCGTTCTTTTGGACTGATGACATCAAGGTATCTACAGATATACCTGTTTCCTGCGCCTTTGATGTAAGAAGTCCCAGCAGTTGGTTCGTATTTTTTGTTTTAACACCCCACTGCTCCATAATTTTGTTTGTTGTACCAATGGATGTGTTAAGATCCGAGTCATTAATTTCTGCAAATTTAATAAAAGAAGCCGACATGGCTTCCAACTTCTTTCCTGTAACTCCAAATCTTGTATTAACTTCCCCAACGGCTACTCCTACTGAATCCATATCAGTTGGCATTGAACCAAACACGTTATCTGCACTCTTTTTTAGTGAATCAAGTTGTTTTCCTGTTGCCCCGGTTTTCTTTACAATAGTGTCATATCCTGAATCAACCTCTTTAAACGATTTGACTGCTGCCGTTCCTACACCTATCAGAGGAACTGTTACACCCTTGGTTATTTTCGTACCTGCACTTGATACCTTATCCCCAAGCTGTATAACTTTTGCTCCTGCATCAGCCATAACTGAACTGAAACTTTTCTTTGTATTTCCCAGTTCCTTTTCAAGACTTTTCAGATTAGATTCTGTTTCTACAATTTCTCTTTGAAGTGCATCGTACTGCTCCGTACTTATTTCCCCATTTGCCAACTGCTCATTTACCTGAACAGATGCCTGCTTTAGTGCATCCAGTTTTTTCTTTGTATCCTCTATTTCAGAAGATAAGAGCTTTTGTTTCTGTGAAAGAAGTTCCGTGTTTTTAGGGTCAAGTTTCAGTAATTTATTTACATCTTTTAACTGTGTCTGTGTAGATTTAATACTTGAATTTACACCTTTCAGTGCACTTGACAATTTGGTTGTATCGCCACCTATTTCAACAGTTATGCCCTTTACCCTGTCAGCCACTTCTCCCACCTCCTTTTTTGCAACAAAAAAACACCTACCATTTCTGATAGATGTTTAATACTTTCTACAAATTTGTTATATCAATCTCAATAGGATTTTCCCATCTGTCCTCACCCTTAATCAAAAGTGTTCCATTGTTAAAAATAAATCTCTGATACTGATTTGTATATTTCGTGTAGTAATCCCGGTCAAATTGCTCATCACCTATTATTTCAATAAATGAATTATTCGTTTCTATTTTGGGAAATACATTTAAAATACCAGTATACTTGGTTTCTCCTCTTGAAGAAATTAAAATCCTAGCTTTATGCATATGCTCATTTTCATCTCTATAATTCATATAAGATCTAATTGCTTTTTGTGAAGCAGCAAATGTACTTATTGCCATAATACCCTCCTTTCACTTCAACCTACGCTATTTCTAATTATTATAACAGTAAGCATACAAATTCACAATTTAAAATCTGTCAAAATCTTCCTGTGTTGCCACTTCCCTGTAGTCTGCATCATCATTCCTGCTTTCCACGTACATATCATTTATCATTCCTATAGAAAGCAGGTCTAAATCTGCTATTGATATGCCAAGCTGTACGCACCGGAGGAGAAACAGAGGTGTCGTCATTTCACGCTCTGTCGGACGAAGTTTTTTTTAGCCTCTACATCTGTCTGTGTATTAAGCCCCCATAATTCTATGAGTTCCGGCAGTATCTGATAAATTGAAAACGTATTGAAATTATCAAGCCATTCTTCCGGTGTATCCTCAATTTGAGGATTTGCATGTTTAGCCATTATAAATGCAATGTTTTCAAACAATTCAAGGCTGAACATATCAAGTGTTGACTCATCTTCTTTGCTGTCTGACAATGCTTTTTCAAGCAGACTTAAATCCTTATAAATATCTCTTCCGAATTTCAGTCTGTATATTCTTGGGATTGCTGCCGAAGCCTTAAACTCCACTTCTGTTTCATCTATTTCTATTTTCTTTCTTATACTCATATTGCACCTTCCTATTCTACTGCTGTTTCCTCAACCGGCTCATATACTTTTTTGTACCAGTTGCTATATGTTTCTTCCGTTGTTTTATCTCCCGTCTTTGCCTTAACATATCCGTTTGCAAGTGGTCTTGCTTTAATGCTTAAAGTTTCCGTCTGCACTTCTTTTGACTCTTCATTTGTCTTTGATTCTACCTTTGGTCTTGATGCTGAACAACTGTATAACACGTGTCTGATTTTATGCACATCACCATCAAATTCAAACATCAAAGCAAAATGTGCTCCTTCTGCATTGGAGTTTTCAATCAATACTTCATTTGCATCTTTTATCTCTCCTAAAATTTCCACAAGAAATTCTTCGGGAATAAGTGCTATTTCCAAATCACCGTCATATCCCATATTGTTATTTACAACATAATATTCCACACCATCAGCATAAAAACTTTCAGGCTCACCATTTGGTTCAAGTGAAAGTGATACTGCACCGGGTAGTGGTTTTGGTGTGGCATAACTTATTTCTCCATTTTCATCCACGCTTATTAATGCATAGTGAACATTACAGATATTAAATTTAACTTTATTCTTCATTTATTTTAAACCTCCATCTCATAAAGTACTTCATACAGTTTTTCAGACTCAATCCATACTTCTGTTTTTATAAAAAAGAGACCATGTTTTTCAAGCACAGCCTCTGTTTTTTCCTCAAGCTCCATATCTTTTTCATCCGTATAAACTTCTATATTTAATACATTCTTCTTAAAATACGCTATTCCATCAGCAGCAAAGTTTGAAGTTCTCGGATAGTAAAATGTAACAAACGGTGGCTCCGGTGACTCACCTTCTGCAAAATGGTCATAAGCATAAGGTATTCCTAATTCTTCAATCATTTCTTTTACCTTTTTATGTTCCATCTAAAGCCCTTTCTTTATCAGTTTTACAAGTTCATCTTCCCCTTTTTTCTCTGCCTCTTTAATATGCGGTATGGCATTTACCCTTCCACCATTTCTTTTTGCATGCCCGTGTTCAAGAAGATGTGCTATCTGATATCTGTTTTTACTCCTGACTACCATTGTCAGTGCATTTGCCGTTTCTTTTACTTTCTTTACTGCCCAGCTTTTTGCATATTCTCCTGTATTCTTTGGTGCATTTACTGATATTTCTTTTCTTACGGTAGCACTTGCGCTTTTTACACTTTTCTTTACCACATCCGTTGCAATGTTTCCATATTCCTTAAGTCCTTCTTCTATTGCATCTGCAAGTTCATCCACACTGATATTTGACATACCATCACCTCTTAACTTTTCCTGCTCTTAACTTAATAGTCTGATTTTTATACTTGACATTATCCACAAATGTAATATTATACGGCTGATTTCTGAACACAATCCTGTAATGATTGCAGTCAATGTCTTTTAATTCGCTGCAGTATCTGATTACAAAATATATCTCATGCTGTGCATTAATCTGTGCTGCCTGATAATATTCCTTTCCCGATAAGTTATTAACATAAGCATAGCATTTAAAATAATCTTTCCACTTATTTTTATGATTGCCTGTTTCATCAACCACAAATTCAAGTTTCTGTATTGTTATACGCTCCCTCATTTCGTTTATCACTAAAATACCTCCTTCCTCACCTGAAAAAGAAGATATTTTAATGTATTAGTAAGCTCCTTATGGTCAGCCTGTTCTCTATGCTCATACATATATGCACTGGCATAGAGAACAGCATTTTTAACCAGTTCTTTGTGTTCTTCCATGATGCTTATGTCACTTCTTGCGATATCGGTACACATATTTTCTGCCATAGTAATAAGGCCTAAAATATAATCGTCCTCATCCGCTGAATCAACTCTCAAATACTGCTTTGTTTCTTCTAAAGTTACAAGCATCTCTTATCCCTCCTATGACGCTTTCTTAACGGACAAAAGTTTAACTGCTTCACTTAAAATCAGTTTTCCGTCCACCCTCTGAGATGCAAGGAATCCTACCTGTCCGTTTGTTGCATAAAGCTCATTTAATCTCTTGAAACTTCTGCCGTCCCTGTCGGCAATCCAGTAATACGAAAAATCACCTAAAGCAAGTGGTGTGTTACCACTTTTAACTTCCGGTGCATAAATGGATGTATGATATGGTCTGTTTAAAATCATGTCAGGAGTTCCTACTGATACGGATGGCTGCCATATATAATTTCCGTTTCCGTCCTTTAACTTTCTTAAGGCTTTTACGGTGGAGTCATTTAAAATCCACTTTGCCTTGTTTCTGTATGGAACACGAAGGGAATAATATAGATCCATCACATCATCAAATGTAATGTTTGTTCCACTTGATGTTACTCCAATCTCTCCGCCTCCTTTTGCATCAAAAATTCCTGTAGGCTTACCACTTCCGTCTCCTACAAAGAATGCCTCTTCTTCCTTTGTTGCTATTCTTCGTGAGAACTCTTTTGCTATATATCCTTCAATATCAAATACGCTGTCATTTAAAAGTTCATCCGATACCTTAATCATTGTAGCAAGTTTATATGCTGAAATTGATGTCTGTCCAAAAGTATCATCGCTTTCAGGATACTGTGCATTTTCATCAATCCATGCAGCCTCTCCCTTGCCTGTAACAACAGGGATTTTTCTATCACCGTTTGATGTTTTGATAACCGTTGCAAGTCCCCTGAAAAAATTTTCTTCCTCAAGCCCTTCAACAAGTTTTTTCTCAAACTCGTCAGGTACAAGATAACCTCCCTCCGAATCTTCTCCGATTGACAGACTATTGTTTACGTCATAGTAATTTTTCTTTCTCATCGCATTCCAGAATTCTTTTGTATATTCTGCTGATGCTCTTCCTGTTTTGTTTTTGTCTGCTCCTGCTCCCGGCTTATCAAGAATAGGCTTTGATGTCGCTTTGTTTAACTCATCATCAATTGCTGCCTGTCTCTGCAGTCTTTCAATTTCCTTGCCTAAATTTACTACATCTGCTTCCATTCTGTCATAAGTCTGTGTGTCCTCTGCTGAAAGAAGACCGTCACTTCCTCTTTTTGAATCAAGAAAGTTTTTTGCCGCCTCCCATGCTTTTGCCCTTTTTTCCATTAATTCTAATATTTTACTCATATATGCCTCCTACGGTTTTAATAAATTTAATCTCTTTTCCAACTGTGCTATTGGTGTTTTTCTTTTTGTTTCATTAGTTACTTTGTCAAAAAAAGAGTTGGTAACTGACTTTCTTTGAAACATAATGGCTTCAAGGCTGTTTTTCTTTTTTTCCTCGTCGCCATCTTCATCTTTTTTGTCATCCTCTTCAGGCTTATCATCCTCTTCTCCGATTTTGATATCCTTATCCTCTTCATTCTCCTTATCCTTGTTAAACAGAATTTCATCTGCAAATCCCAGTTCTACTGCTTTCTTTGCATTAAACCAGCTCTCCTGATCCATAAGTTTTGCAATCTTGTTTCTTGATAAGTGCGACTTACTCTCATAGGCATTAATGATGCTTTCCTTTACCTCGTTTAACATATCAATGGCTTTTTCCATTTCTTTGGCATCACCCATTGCTACGGTAGCGGGGTTGTGTATCATCATCATTGCAACAGGAGACATACACACCCTGTTTCCTGCCATGGCAATCACCGATGCTGCAGATGCTGCAATTGAATCAATCTTTACTGTGATGTTTCCGCCATAGTCTTTCAGCATGTTGTATATCTGTGCTGCCGCAAACACATCACCACCCGGAGAATTAATCCACACGGTAACATCGCCCTTGCCGTTTAATAGCTCATCCTTAAACATCTGTGGTGTGACTTCATCCCCATACCATGTTTCATCAGATATTTCTCCATTTAAAAAGAGGGTTCTTCCACCCTCTGCTTCATTCCTTACCCAGTTCCAAAATTTCCTCTTCATCAGAACCTCCTTATTTTCTTATCCTCTATTTCTTCAGCTGTACTTTCCGTATCATCATCGTTTTCCGAATTATCCGTCTTTGCAAATGCTCCTGCATCCTTTATCTTTGTCATGCTTCCGTTAATGAGATACAGATTTCCACCTTCCTCATCAGACAACGGATTCATATCTTCCATTTCTCTGATATCGTTAGTGGAAAGCCATCCGTTTTGCCTTCCTATAGCATAACCGTTCATTCTGCTCTGATAATCACCACGGAGCAGTCCGTCAACATTCAGCCTTATTGCATATTCCTTTTTCTCTATCGGCAGAAGAAGGGCTTTTCTTAATGCCTGTTCCCATCTGATTACCCACGGGTCAAGAGTGTACTTAACAAATTCAAGCGACTGCTGTTCTATATTTGAAAAGCTGGACTTTTCCAAATCTCCCACCATATGTGGCGGAATTCGATAAAGCCTTGCTATTTCATTTATCTGAAATTTTCTCGTTTCAAGAAACTGTGCCTCTTCCGGCGGAATTCCTATCTGCTGATATTTCATTCCCTCTTCCAGAACAGCAATCTTGTGGGCGTTGTTTGAGCCACGATATACAGAATTCCATGAATCCCTTCTCTTTTATCCCACACCTGTTCTTCTCCATAGCAGATGGTCTTTACTGTATGTAATTTTCTACACGAGTCCTCTCCATAAACAATGCCGAGGCAGCTATGATTATCCCAGTTGACATGAATTGTTGCCGTATCATCAACGGATCGTACCGTTCCCTTATCTCCCGGTTTCAATTTACTATACGGGTCATCCATTGCTATAAGCTCCACCCTTGTTCCTTTCGGATATTCCTTTTTAATTTTGTCTACAATTTCTCTCTTTGGAAAATTCATTAATGCCTTCCTTTCTGCTTTTAAATGCTGACGAACCTTCAAGTTTTGATAGAAGTATTTTTCTGTCCTTTTTATATTCATTACCTATAAAACCAAGTCTTAAAAGAAAACATCTGAACGCATACTTTTCATTTGATACATCCTTTTCTCTTTTAAGTGTTCGCTTGCTCTCCCTGCTCATTCTGCAGAGTGCCGACACAAATTTTACATATGTATCCGACTCCTCAGGGGTTGCTCCGCTAATCCAGGGAAACACCACATTGCCATCGCTTATTGTTATCCTAATACTTTCTATTCCAAGAGCCTTTTTAATAAGACTTCCTTTTGATGTTAGAATGTTGTTTAGGTTATCAATGTTTACTTCTTCTTGTGGAATTGAAAGATTAATAGATGAAATTTCACATTCTACATCATCCCATTCTTTAGGTGTAACGCCTGTTACATCCACACAGGCATTTATGACATCTGATGTGATATCCATATCATCATTTTCAAAAATAAGTGCTCCTCCTATTGTGATTTCATAAATGCCTGTCTTGTAGGAAAATGTCGGTGCCCCTAAATACCTGGCCTTCTGCCCTGTTACTTTTTCTATGGCTCTTGCCATTTCTTTTCTCTTGCTTCCTGTCACATTAAAATGCAGCACCATCTTTTCCACGTTCCACCGATATGTATGATGTGGTCAGATTTCCGACAAAGGTCCTGTGGGCACACGGCTTTAATCCACACTCCTCGCAGTATGCTTTATAAGCATTAAACAGTTCTGTTGAGCCGGCATAACTATCCTCTTTAATCACACAGCACTCCTTTACAAACGACAGAACGGAATCGCTGTCTTCCCTGTACTGTTGAAGTTCTGCTTCATTGACAGCAGTTTCACAGAATTTATAATCATCTCTCATAAGTCTCTTTAATCCCTCAAGCGCAAACTGAAAGATGCCGTCAATTTCATTTTTAAACTTTTCAAGTAAATAAGGGTCTCGTTTTTCTTTTGGAACGGTACGTGCAAATCTGATGATAATAAGCCTTCTGTAAAATCCCTCACTTCTGTCACCATAGTTTTTTGGAATACTGTTGCAGGAAAACAACAGCCTTGCCGTCGACTGAAAACTAAACGGGTTCTTATTTTTCTTTTCAACAGTCAGATAATCCTCACCCACTAAAGCCTTAAAAATACCATTATCATCAATATTCTTTGTCGGAAGGTCCGCAAATATATTTGCCAGTTTTCCAAAAAGTTCTGCTGTCTTAAATCTTTCATTCAAAGACTGCCATGATACGTTACTGACATTTTCTCTTCCAAGTAGCAGTTCGTTTATTACACGAAGCAGTACTGACTTTCCCGCACCTGCAGCCCCTACTATAACAAAGCTCTTCTGTGCAGCATTTGTCGGTATAAGAAAGTATCCAAGCATTTCCTGAATCAGCGTTACCTGCTCCATGTCACCATCCATACTGTCTTTCAAGAACTTTTTAAACATAGGACAGTCTGATTCTTTATCATATTTTACGGATAACTGCATTGTTGACAGATATTTCGGTGTATGCTCTGTCAATGTATCCTCCAACACATTGTAAAGACCGTTTCTTAAATTTATGATATACGGATTGGCATTTAAATCTTTTACATCCTTTCGCATATGCATTTTCCATTGATTCTCTGCATCTACAATCTGACTCATTTTTGTTTCACGGGGTATCATTTTCTTCTGACACATATGTTGTGCCTCCAGTTCCGTTATTCCATGATACACACCGTCTTTGTATGCATAGTGCTGTTCTGCAGCAAAAAATGCTTTTTCATTCTTTGCCATTTCCTCTGCTAAAACTCCCGGCATGAATTTAAGTCCTGATTTTGTAGGTTCATACCACTTTGGAAGTTCCTCTTCCATTTTTACTTTTCTGATTCTAAGACCGGTGCTGTATTCTTTTGCCGCAATTCTATATGCATTTTCCAGCGACTTAATTTCCACACCATTAAATTTAAAATGATCTTTTATCTCATAGTTCAGACAAAATGATGCCGTTACGGAATCCTGATTGTATAAATAATCTTCTACAAATGCTCTAGCTGTTTTCATATCTGTTGCTGTTTTATTCGTAATCGGAAGTTCCTCTATCATAGATTTCAATCCATCCTCCCTCATAGGTCTGTAACACAAAGCTGCAGGAGCCTTGCAGTCACACTTTCCATCTTTCTTTTTCGGACATATAAATCCTGATTCCATAATCTTTTTGCAGGTAATCGGTCTTGTCTGTGAATCTAGAAAATGATTTATTTTCTTCTGTGTTTCCATGAAATCATAATTGGGATATGCTTTTGATAATTCATGAACCATTTCCACTCCTTTGTCAAAAACCGATAAATTTGTAATCATTGCATACCAGTCATTCTCTGACAGAATTGCTGCATTATTCCTGCAATGCTTAATAAAATCACACCCATGCATTACAACATTTAAACCTTTTTCAGAACCTTTTTTCTTTTCCTGTATTTCTATCCCCTCTTCCTTAGGAAGTACCGACAGAAGTTCATCCTGTGTATATTTTCTTTCCGGATGAAATGACAGGCATTCAACTTCAATGGGTTCTTCCTTACAGTGATTGAATCCAGGCAGCCTTAACACTCTGCTTTCATTGACACACATCGGATCTCCGTGAAACTTCTTTATCAGCTGCTTTTGCACGATTCTGAATTTTGCCACTTCTCCTTCTTTTATAAACCAATAGGTATGCAACGACTTTTTTGTTTTTATGATAAGTGACGGCGGAAGTTCAAAGGCATCAATCTGTACTTTCTGCTCATCTATTGATAAACTGTCACACTCCACAAACTGTGCATTAATCCTTGTTATTGATTTGTCATCCTGACCTCCATAATTTACTACATAAAAAATTCCTCTGTTTTGTGCATTATGTTTTTTGAGTTCGTCCTCTATGCCTGAAAACTTACCTGCCTCTACATTTATCTTACATCCCGTAAATGCATCACCTTTTCTGTCTGCAAAGACACGAAGACATACATCCTCATCAGGATTAAATAAACTGCCTATTATATCTTTTGCCGATGCTCTCATCTAAATTTCCTCCACTTTGATGTAATGAATAGGTTTTCCCAGTTTCTTTGCCTCTCTTATTTCTGTCTCCATTCCCTTTGATATTCCATCTCCTGTAACAAAGCAGTAAACCTCATCACATATTGCAAGCAGGGATAATCCATACATTAATCCCAATTCTCTTGAATCCTTATCTGTATCATCAAGTCCCAAAATAGACGGATACATTAAATGGCTTGCTATCGGCTGCTTATGTCTCTTAATTAAAAATCTGCAGGCTCTTATCGCATCGTCTGTATTCTTTTCTATATCCCCTGCATATCTTGATACAACATACACTTTTTTCTGATGTTTCATCTCATACTGCTTTCTCCATATTTCTTTTTGTTCCCTTCTGTAATCACGCATCGCTTGTCCCAAAGCCATGCCTGCTGTAGGGTCCTTATAACCTTCGCTGTTTCTATACATAAATTATTCCTCCAATTCTTTCATATTTCCAAACGTCTCCCCTGCAGTTCCTTCAGCAATTAACGGTAAATCAAACGCAGGAAAAGGCTGTTCTTCCATACATCCCTTGATAAATGTATAGGCTTCTGCCAGCTTATCCTTTGGAACAATAAATGTTAATTCATCATGAATCTGCAGTATCGGTTCTATATATGGGAAATCGGACAACCCTCGTAAAATCTTTGTCATAGCAAGTTTTAAGATATCAGCTGCCGTTCCCTGAATTGGAGTATTCATGGAACACCTCTCGGCAAATGTTCTTTTTCCCCAATCATTGCTTCTAATCCCTGGCAGATACCTTCTTCTTCCAGTCATTGTTTGTGAATATACTTTTCTATAGGCATCGGCTTTTGTTTCTTCCTGCCATGTAACAAGTGCCGGATATCCTGCTTTTAAATTTGCGATAATATCTTCACACTCCTCATATGTCTTTTCAACTCCTGCCTTAAACTTTAAAGTTTTCTGCAGCCCTCTTGGAAACAATCCATAAAACGTTCCAAAGTTTACATTTTTTGCAATCGTTCTTCTCTCTTTATAATTAGGTGCATTTTTATCCTTTGCCTGCTCATATGGAATGTCAAATATAACCGAAGTTGTCGCCACATGAATATCCCCACCATTTCTGTATGTATCAAGCATAATTTCATCTCGGCAGTAAAATGCTCCGACACGAAGTTCAATCTGTGAAAAATCACATGACAGAATTATCTTTCCCTTTGGTGCTTTTACAAAGTTTCTAATTCCTATGGGATCATTCGTTTTTCTCGGCATGTTCTGACAGTTTGGCTTCGTGCAGTTAAACCTTCCCGTATCTGTCGACAGGGCAAACATCTCCGGATGGATTCTTTTTGTTTTAGAATTTACATACTTTAAATAACCGTCAATATATGTCGATTTAATCTTGCCCCATTTTCTGTATTCCTGAACTAACACGAAAAGATTTGAAAGCTCCGGTCTGTTTTTATCGCACCACTCTTTTAGCATAATCATTGTCATATCATCAGCTGCCTCTTTGTTGGATGCCGTAGTTTTAAGCACAGGCAGTTTCAATGTTTTATACAGATAATCCTTAAATGCCTTTGTAGCACAGTTTGCACCAATCTTTATATCGCCGATGATAAATGCTATTTCTTCTCTTAAACGCTCCATCTCATTTTCAGCTTCTGCTTTTCTCTGCTCCATAAGATTTAAATCCATAGGAACACCATTGTGTTTCATAATACCGATGTATACCGCTGTAGGAGATTCCAGATTTTCTACTATCCATCTGTGCTTTGGCATAAACTTATAAAACCAGTCATTAAACAGGATATATAATCTGTATGCAAAGTCCGAATCAGCACAGCCGTATCTGACAGTTTCCGGATTATGTCCGTCAAGTTCATCAAAGTGCTTTCCGTCTGTCACATCAGAAAATGAGGGCAGGGGTTCATGGCATAACTCATCCGCTAATTTTTTTAATCCTGAATCTGACAGTTTCCTGAATTCATAATTATTCTTAAGTGTCATCTGTGATGCACATATCGTGTCATACACGGGTGTCTGTATAATGATTCCATTATGGAAGGCTTGAGCTGACTCGTATGAAATGTTATGAGCAATTTTTGTAATTGTTGTATCCATTAAAAATGACTGTAGAAAATCAAAGAATTCTTTTTTATCCATATTTGTCCCAATAAGATGTGCTACAGGCACATATATCCCCGTCCCGGCTTTTACGGAAAAACTGCATCCTACAATATGGCTCTTATGGACATCAAGTGCTGCTCTTTCCTCGTTACGATATCTCTCATTCGGTGCTGCCTCAAAATCAAATGCCACAACTTTTGAATTCCCGATATATTCTTTTATTTCATTAAGTGTTGTTACACACCTATAATCTGTTTCTATTTTCATTTAGTTCCTCCTCAAAAAACCGGGAGAATCTCTCCTCCCGGTATGTTAAAAATATCATTTTGTTATTTAAGCGGTTCTATGACCTCACCCGTTTCCGGGTCTACGAACGGATTATCATCTTCCACTAATGCTGCAGGTGTAAGATTCGCTGCCATCTCCTTCATCTGCTCTATCATTGGTGCCAGGGCTTCTTTTTCACTTACTGTAAGAATTCTGTCTTTCTTAAATACAGCCTGTGAGAAATTGATTCCCTCCCCACTTGTTGATTTCTTAAGAGTTATCTTTGTTACAACGGTGCTTGGACGAAGTCCCTTTGATATAAGCCGTTTAACATAGTTACTGTAAGAACCAACTGAGCCCGGAGGAAGTGATAACACTACCGGAAATAATTCATTCTCCTGCAATATGTAAAGCATTCTTCGGTTTTTACAAGCCTTACTCTTGCCGTCTCCTGAACCAAACTTATTATAAGGACAGTCTTTGCACTCCCCTCCCGGTGTTCCATATCCTACCTTTCCGTCAAATGAACCACAGTCCGGTGGATTTGATCCGCCTGAATATTTCTCGGTGTAATAGGAATTCACAGCGTGGTTATAAAGAATAACCCCCACAATTTCCTTTACCATATCCGTCTCGCCTTCCTCATCAGTCGGCACTTCAAATGCTGTTCCACCACCTGCAGGGATTTTAATTTTATCAAGTGAAAACTCCAATCCGTCACAATCCTCTGCCAATGCTTCATTCAATGTTTCCATGTTTGCAAGTGCTGCATATCCGCCTGTCACAATAATTTCATCTTTCTTTTCAATGTTTTCTGACATCTTCCAATCCTCCTATTTCTTTCTGATTCCAACTGATACCTTTTCGAATGTATTAACATTTTCCTTAAGCCACTCCGGTATCTCATCATCGTTCTCTGCCATCTGCTCTTTGATAAAACTTGACAATGTGTTGCTGTTTACCGTTTCAACTACAAGCGATCCGAAACCGTTCTCTTTTAAAGCATCCATCAATGCATCTTTCCTTCCTGATACCGGCGATGCAAACAGTCTGCTCTTTAAGTAGAATGTATGTCCGCTGTGGGTAAAGTTATCAAGTTCAACTTCTGCCATTGCATCAGACAATGCACGGTCCAGCTCTTCCATCTTTGCTCCAAGCTCCTTGCTTCTCTTATCAACTTCTGCCTTTGCTTCTTTGGTTGCATTCAACTGATCTGCTAACAACAAAATTTCTTTATTATCCATGAGTCTCTCCTCCTTTCTCTATAGTTAGGAAAAAAGACACCCCTTATGTACTGGATTGATTTCTTCCTACATATATTGGAAAAAGAACAACCCCTATAAAAATGGACAAAAATAAGACCTACGAGATTGGTATTCTCATAGGTCCTATATAAATAGTAATATTATTTATGCTTTAATTTGTATATTTTTTCCTTCTCTCGTTCTTCACCACTAATATACACTCATCTTTATCTAATTTAAGCTCATTTCCATATTTTCATTAGACTCAATTGTGAGTTTTTCATTTTTCTTATAAACTTACACAAATAAATTTTAATATATAGAAAATGTTTTTGTTACACTCCCCGTAAAATTTCCTAAACCACTTATTGTAACAGAAGCAGTTCCCATATTTATATTATTCTCATATGATAACGTATAATCAACATTTTCTGTCAATATATTTCCATCAAAAGTTACTGTAGGCTTTGGTTTTATTTCGCTTCCGCTATAAGTTTGTGCTTCAATATTTGATATTGCTGCATTCGATATATTAGTTGGATATATAGTAAAAGTTTTAAATATTTGTCCTGTATAATTATTCATACCTATCACATAGTAATAATAAGTGTCTGCTTTGGTTCTATCATAATGTGGTGCAACTGTCACTACATAATCTGTATTTTGGGTTAATGTTACACTTCCTATCTTAACAGACGGCTGTACGCTTGGAACAGAACCATTATATTCAAAATTTGGTATATCTTCTACTGTCGCATAGGAAAGATCATTTGTAATAGTAAAATTAATTATCTTTGTTCCAGTAAAATTTCCGAGACCAACTATGACAATTGTTCCCTTTCCTATATTTATGCATTGTACATGTGAAATTCCATAATCCTGCCCTAATATCAATTCTGAATTATTATATTGAATAGACATAATTGGCTCCACAGAACTGCCTGTATATCCCTGAATTTCTTCATATACAATATTGCAAGTAGATACATTTACTTTATTTATTTCAAATGTATAACCAACCTCCCCCGTGTAATCACCAATTCCTTTTATCTGCATATTGGCTGTACCGGCACTTACATTATTTGAATATGTAAGTGTATAATCAATATTTTCAACTAAAATTGAGTTACCATAGGTTATAATCGGTAACTGATTAATGGCTGAACCTGTATAAGTTTTCGATGTTACATTTGTAACTTGGCACTCCGAAATATTTATACTTCTATTTTCTGTTATTAATTTTATAGATAAGTTTCCCCATGTTTCATTAAAACTTCCACTATTTACTATATCAGTATATGTGTTATTACTGTAACAAAAATAACTTTCTCCAGCATTAATTGTTGCCTGTGTTACCCCATTTAACGTGCGCTCCATTCCAATGTTACACCCAGATGAATCCCAAAGATAAATCATTATTCCACACTTTTGGCCATGCTGTAGAGAAATAGATGTTTCAATATCTATTGTATGATACCCTGAATATTCAATATTTTCTATATCGCTAATTGCAATCTTTTCTGATAAATTTGGATTCCCATTATTATTTATTGGAACATAATAAACTTGATAAGATGCCGTTAATGAGGACTCGAAAAAAGTCACCTCTTTTATCTCTTCATTATTCTCAATATCGAATACATTCATAAATCCTCTTTGCTGTAAAGATGAACCTATTACTGTATTGCTTCCAGATTCATCTAGATTATATACCTTCTCTGTATCTTCAAACTCCTCATAATCACATATTGTATACTTAGGAAACATAGATAAATCCTCATAAGAAAGCCAATAATAACCATTGTCTTCAACAGACGCCCCCCAACTGTTTCTTATAAGCCATGCACCATTGTTTTGGGGTTGATTTTTAAATTTTGTTTTAGACCAATTGTCATCCCATCCAACTATTAATACTGAATGATTTGTCGCTTTTCCGGCAGTATTAACATAAAATGATTTTCCATCACTTCCCCAATATTCACTTCCAATATAAACACTAACCACAACTGCTCCGTTATCATATATCGCTTGCTTTATAGTTTTGTTAGTATTTTCATTTAATGTACCATCACTACTTCTTTCGCTAGCAATATACATTATATCTTTTGCTCTATATTCAGCTCGTCCAAAATCATAATTATGATCCAATTCTATATCATCACCCCACGGATAATTTTGGGCATTTACTGGTCCGTAACCCGAAACAAAATAAGATGCAACATATCTAGAATCTCCACCCGCCTTATCTGTCTTTGTAAAACCACATTTCCCTACTTCTGACAATTTTTCAACAATGTGTTCTACCGAAAACGATGTTGTTGTGACATTAGTCCTCTTATCTACCGCATATTCAAACATAGATGCACTTGAAAAAGCCCAGCATGTAGGTGAAGCCCCTTGATTATACACAGGTTTATTTGTATTCCCATAAGCACTTGGCAAAACAGTTCTTGTCCTATTAACCATGACGGGATTTTCAATGTATTCATCTATATCTGATAATGAAATATCACCACTATGATTCTGATAATACTCAATATAATCTGTTTCATTCCAGTCTGCACTAACATTTTTACTACAATATAGTGCTGTGATGAGAATCGTGATGACAAAAACACTATTTCT